TGCACTACGAATCGACGCCGGGACTGCTTCAGGCATATGTCTAGAAAGCAGTTCTTTGCTTTTCAATGCTAATCCTACTGCGGGTTTAGCTATTATTTCCGGGACCGCAGCGAACGCTGTAGCCAGTGCGACATCTTCAGGATCGAACTCACCTCCAAGAGCAGCCTGCCCCGCTTGTATTGCAGTCTCCGTAGCTCCTGAGGCAGTAGCTGCGACAGCTATCCGTGGGACTAGTGCTTTGACTGCAGTTGTGACTTTTGCAGCAGGCAAGTACTGACCCACCAGACCGATAGTCTGCAGCACATCTTGCATGCTCATTCCCGGTTTGTTGATCACAGCCTCGTAACCAGTGAGTTTATTTTTGGCAACTGCGATGTAGGAACCGTCGCCTGAAGGGTTAATTGCAAGTCGTACCTCAACGACGTCCGGGAATCGATTCTGTAGTTGCGACCCCAGTTCCATGGGATCTGACGTTGACATCTGCATCCATCCTTGTTTCAACTCGGTACCGATGCGCCTCAACGTTCCCATGATAGGTCCGTCTACTCCCTCTCCCGGTTCGGAAAACCCTTCGATCATTTTTGCGGTATCCGTCATCTCCGGCAGCACGTCGAGTTGCTCCGCAGTCATTTGCGGATCGATGGGAAATCTCTTACCCGTTACGTCGGGTTGATTCATCCAGTCATTGACAGTACCCGGTCCCTTCTCAGGTTCAGGTTCATAAATAGATTCATCTAAATACCACGGTACTGGTGCAAGTGTTTCTTCGTCAGCCATGTTCTTACTCCGGCACCGGTGCAGGTGCCCCTATCCTTTTCGTTATTAACTCGCCGGTTGCAGGGTCCGTGAACTGTACCCATGTCCCAACTGCAGGACGAGGAGTATTCGGTCCAACAGGTAATGGATTATGACGAGTCGATCCCACCTCGTCTTTTTCAATTGATCCGTATGAACCGATAGGGTCTTTATCTAAGTTATCTGGATCAAGTCCCATGGCTAAAAAGTCCATCCTCATCATGGATGCAAGGTTGGGGTTTGTTGCCAATTCTACAGCGGAAGTTTTTCCTCTCTTCCATCGTTCTTTCTGCAGTCTCAGACCCTCTCTAATAAGCTCTATGTTTATGCTGGTTGATTTCGAAATGGAAGTTTCCAGTCTCTCCATGTACTTCCGTTCACCCTCTGAAATTTGTCCCGGAAAATGTTTGAGACCGTCAAGGACGTTCTGACCTAACTTGTGACGTAGCACGCCTATGTTAGTGACATCTCTGGTATCAACACCAAACCATTCCTGCAGTCCCTGTACTAATGCTACCCACCCACTTGTGCCGGGTCCTCCTTCCCCCACGTCCTCCAGTAATGTCATTGTCCTTTCAAGTTTCGGGATCATTATCCATGCTTCCCGCGCACCTTCAATGTCATTGCTGGCTCGTGCTATGTAGTCCTGTGAAAATTCTTTAACTTTCGACAATTCCGCCTGCCGATGTACATCGAACTGAGATGTGGCATATGGAATGCTACCGTCGGGACCGGGAGTGTCCAAATAATCCAGCTCCATGCCACCGAGTTTAATTACTTGCTCCCCGTTTTCGTCAAGCAGAGGAGTTCCATCTTCATTAAATTGCGGTTCCTCTAGGTCGGGATCCCACATCGGCTGAGCACGTGCATCCCTGTCGGGATTGTCGGGATGGGCGAACAGACCAGCTACACCTACCGGAGTACGTTTCGCGAAACGTCCCAATCTTTCCGCGCCTGTTTTTTCTATCCGTTCTTGAGCTTGAAGTTGAGAAATGTAGTCTGCTCCAACATCACTTTCCTGATTCGCAAGCAGCGTTTCTTCGGCTAAGAGATCGCTCATTCCCTGACGAGACATTTCCTGTTCCTGCCGCAGCAGCCCCGCAGTTGCACCCAGCGATTCACCAAAGCCGCCAGTCTTTGTCGGTGCCAACATACCCTGCGCAAGTGCAAACCATCTGGCTTGCTTATCTTTCTTTTCCATCTCCGCACGTCTTGCTGCAATTCGTTCCTGACCACCTTTGAGTTTCTGTACCTGCTGCTCACGGTGTATGTCAATCAGCTCACGCGTAGTAGTAGGCTTCGTTCGCGGCATCGGATCCGGGATCAATTGGTCAACCGTGGTGATGATCTCTTCCTCTGGAGGACCATAAACGTCACCACCAGTTTGATATGCACGTTCCACTTCTGCTCTCATGACATTAATCCTGCTTGTGTTTCAGCTTCAGGAGTTTTCCTCCTGCGACACCAACACTCCTGCTTGAATCTGGGTATAGCGAGCGCGCCCACCTACTCAACGCGCCCGCTCCCTGTTTTCCCAAGCCAAATAACCTCGCTCCGGTATCACGCACCATCCCTCCTAGTCCGTAGTCTTCCAGCCCTCCCGGCTCGATGTAACCACCTTCGGCTCCCTGCATACCACGATACACACCATAGCCACCGATGATTTGTGACAGCGGTGACGGCTGGTAAACCGACGCCGGTCCTACATCAGTACGCTGCGTTGCTCTCGGTACAAACGATGGCGGCAAGCCTCGGATGACTTCCGACATCTGTCCGATGCGCTGCCATGGCAGATCGCGTTGTTCCAAGAAATCCTGATACGCAAGATCCATACTTCCCTGTTCAAGCCCACGTCTCTGTGCACCGATAGCTTCCATCGCTGCGGCATCTGTGAGACCCATCCGCTGAGCTGCTTCACCCATGCGACCCAGTCCCTCAGCACCTTGGTACATAGCACCAGCCTGAGCCTCATCGAGGGCACCCGACACACGTGCCAGTTCTCGCGCACTCGTAATGTCTCGCCCATAGATGTCAGCTCCCTGACCGTAGGCTCCAGAGAGTGCTTCAAGACGTTGCGCTTCGAGTCCTTCTTGAATATCCCTCATACCACGGATGCCCATGGTTTCCATCGAACCCTCGCCACCACGAGAGCCTAGTTGTCCAGCTCCTGCGAAAGCTCTTTGCAACCCCGGTAGAAACTTATCTTCTAACGTACGCGTGGCAAGTTGTTCCTGCCGGTCGAGCACGCCACTGATGTACGGGTTCATGTAGGACTCAGAGACGCCGGGATCAGTCCACTTCCCGGTTGCCGCATCAATGTACGGCTGCGCTCTCTCCCGCATACCCCCCGCAGCTTCTAAGCCTCCGGTATAGCCCTGAGCACCTGCTTCGAGGTACGGCTGATACGCACCAACATTCTCCTCAGTCATCCCAAACGCAGCTTCTTGTGCAGGATCGAATCCTGCAATCCTCGGTCCACCGTACGGAATGTAAGGCTCAGCTGCCGCTGCGTTCGCACGTGCGATCAGCCCCTGCGTGTAGTCGGACATCCATTTCGGGGTGCCTTCTACAGTCGTCCCATAGGTCGTGACCGACTGTGGAGGTTTGCCCTCAAATAGAAAGTCTGTGGCACTGCCCATTTATATTCTCCCTGACTCGGTCATTGCTCGGCGGAGTTTTGCCATGCCGCCTCGCGCCATGTACTGGTGTGGTGTCTTCGCCTTGTGACTGAAGCCACCCTTCTTGAGGTTTTGAGCTTTATGCTTGCGGAGGTTCCGGCGCATCTCGTCGAGCCGTTTAGCCCCGGCACTTCCCGATCCGTCACCCAAGAGCGCCACCGTTTCTGCGTCCATGACGTACTCACCGTCGCTCAGTCGAGCCGGGATGTCATCAGACCTGCCAGTGCCCTGCCCTTTAACATAACGTCCCTGAGCGCTCACAGTGGGCGCTACACGAGGAACGTCTGCATTCTGAGACCAGTAGTCGAACTCACCTCCACGCTGGTAGCCACCACGAGCCTGCGGCATGCCCTGCCCCAGCTGCTGTGGTGGATTCCAGTTACCTGTGTTGGGATCTTGCGTGTAACCAGCCTGCGTCAAAGGTGCTGATCCAGCGACACCTACCATGTTGGCAGGCACTGGCTGACCAGCTGCGATCATAGCCTGCATGTTGCCTCCAGCTCCCGGAGTTGGGGTCGTCGGGTCGGTGGGCACTCCGGCGAAGGGCTCAGGCTGCATGAACAGATGCTGTCCAGATTGAGGTGCACCTGCCTGTCCGTACGTGTAGTACGCATCGGGGTCCATGCCTTGGAACTGTCGATTCATTTCGTAAAGCGGCAACGGATCATTCCAACCTTCCGGCAACGGAGGAGGCTCGCCTTCTTCGTATTCGCCACCACCGAGTGCACCTGCCGCCAATAGCGCAGGCATACCGTATTGCTGCAGGAAGCTTGGATCTTGCGGAGCACCAGTATCTGGAGTTACCTGCTGTGTTGCTAGTTTACCTCCACCAACAGCTCCCATCTCCTCACGTGTTGGACCTACCACTGGGGGCGTCTCAGGCGGACCTATTTCACCCGGTGCCAGACCTTCAGCTCCCAGACCAGCTACATCCTCAAGGGCACCAGTCCCTTCGGGAATTCTCTCAGCCAGAATGCCACCACCAGCTGGATCTTGAAGACCTAACATCGCCTGTCCTTTCGCGGTGACGCCTTCCATCATCGGACGCATCATCTCCCCGGTAGCTCCGGCAAGGGCACCTGTAACGAAGTCGCCACCAGTCAGTGAGGAACCTGCGCCACTTGCCAAGCTGGAGCCAACGATTTCTGCGGTACGGTCGGACAGACCGAGACCTAGTTTCCCAACCTGTTCACCAGCCAGAGAACCAAGCCCCCCAGAGATAGCCCCGGAAATTGCTCCAGTTGCAAAGTCACCACCACCGGCTGCACTCAGTCCACCTCGAACCAGAGCGTTACCGATCACACTAGCAGTAGTACCACTCGCTCCCAGCATGCCACCGATGGCAGCACCGAGACCCGGTACAAAGATTGACAACGCGATAGGTGCGAGGACCTGAAAGATCTTTGATTGGACGACCTTCTTCACAACTTTCTTGACCTTCTTCCAGATCTTGCTGAGGAATCCGTACTCAGGTAGTCCGGTGTTCGGGTTGATATCAGGTTCACCCCACATGCCTTTGATAACACCGAACTCTTCTCCGGTCATGTGAACCAGCATCTCGTCTTCGCCACGTCCTGCGCCCTGTGCCTTCGCTGCTGCAGCCTTGACGTCACCACCTTTAGCATAAGCTCGCTCGACTGCACCCCCGTACCGGTAGAGACGGACCTTCTTGGTATCTTTCTCCGGCACACCCTGCTTCTTCATCAGTCCCTGAGCTGCCTGCGTGTAGAGCAACTCCTTGCCTCCCGGTGTGTCCTCGATCTTCTGCACATCCTCGACCATGGATTTCGAAGCGCCCTGCTGTGCCATCAGCTGAGCCAGACCACCTTTGGGCTGCATCGTCTCCGCAGCTTGCTGTTGTCTCTGAGCTAGGTTTTGCATACGTGTACCTTTCATAAGACGTTTAGCTGATCCTCTCCCAGCTCGGAGTCTGTCCTGATTCGTATCAAGTACATTCGACCAGTTCTCTCCGCGTGCCGCTTGCGCAAGAAGACGACCCTGCCCCACAAGTTCCTTACCTTTTTCCATCTCACCCTTAAGTAATGGCATAGCTCTATCCCGTAAAATTCGAAGTTGAAAAAAGTCTTGCTGCCCACTCGCGCCAGTCATCATATGCGTATGGATCGGGCGCGTCCTGTCCAAGCGCATCTACTCCACCGAACACACCCATAGCCCAGCTCTGCCACCGATCAGGGTCGTCCAAGCGTTCGTAATTAGGGTCTGACCCACATATCTGATCTGAGAAGAACCCCAGTGAACCTGTCATGAAGTCCGCCCACTCGATGACATTGTCGAAACCTTGGGGATTGATGATGCTCATGACTCTACCCTTCCATCGGCAGGCTCGATGTGTGCGTAAGTCTTGCCCAGTTCGTAATTCCCTCCACCTACGTTCGACTCAAACCTGAAGCTCATTAATCGCTTTATGTCTTTGAACTTCACGGTCTCTTCATCGCTCGTGGCAGGAGTCTCGAAGATGGTTCTTGCCGGAGTCACTTCCGTCACGGGAGCCTTCGCGTTCGCACGCCCCTTCATTGTCACAGTCATGTCACCTATCTGCACGAAGTCAGGTTCCAAGTAGGAACAACTAATTGACTTGGTGCTCTGACCGGTATCTAACAGGTTCAATTCGTGGGTCTCGAAAAACGACTGGACAGCACTGATCTGCGACGTGCGGATCTTGTCGAATGCCGTCTCGTGTTGCCAGAGTGTGCGACCGTTGAAGGTCTTCTCGTTGTCCACCATGAACGGACGCTGGTACACGTCGGCGTAGATACCAGCTGTCCGCCCCTGATTGGTGCTGTCGGAATCAGGTAACGGAGTGTCGTACCAGTAACCTTCGCGTGTATTGAAGATCACTGCGTGGGTACACTCGGTTGCATTGCCACGCGGATAGCACCACCAGATTTCACCGTAGCGGGGTATTTTAAAGCCAAAAACTTTATTCCGATGCGTGAAGTTGAGATTGTCAAAGAAAAAATTCTGGTTCATATCGTTGGGCATTTCTCGTACGACACCATTGAACAGCATCCAACGATCAACACCGGGCCAATAGTAAATACCATCTAGCTCAACGATGCTCTGTGAACTTAAAACTGTGATACCTCTGGAAATGATGTCCCATGCAAAGTCCGGTGGACCACCTGCAAGGAACGTACCTCGAATGAGTATGTCGAGACCCCAAAGTAAAACAGCAGGACCAGTGCCTGCACCTCGAAGAGGAAATCCCTTGATGATCTTTTGTGTACCGAGATTAAACTCTACGGGCGCATCCGTCACGTTATTGATCGCTGACTGTTTGATCAGTCCATTGCTACCGAACGCAAACAGATACTGACCACTGACTACGATGCCGCCGCTGACGGGTCCAAATGTACCGGTGTTCCACCCAGTAACCGGATCAGTACTTAATCCCGTTATGCTCAGCGGAGCTGTGGCAGTCAGCGTGTCAATGTAGATGTCACCACCAATTGAGTTGTCAATGTCCAATGCGTTTGGCGCTGCATGCGCAACCAGAATATGATTACCTGTGCCTTCCGTGTCGGCGAAGACATCGAACTGCCACAGGTTATTAATATCGTCATTGAAAGGTGTAGGTGTACGATCAGTAAAGAGACCCAGTGAGCCGTTCGAAACTTGGTACTGCCCGATAGTCATGGGATGTCCAAGATGCAGGAACTGGATGTTGTTTTCGGAGAAACTGGTCATGCCGCGTGTAATCTCCGGCACGGTGTCAGTCACCTGTTGGTAACCACCCATCTTCTTTGGCTTGCCACGTTGAAACCTGCACCATCGACCGTCGATATAGTTCTCGCTGTCGAAACGCGTACCGTCCCGTTTGATACCGGGCTGCGACGCGATGAGTGCAGGTTGCTTAGCCATTACGGATTCGCTATCTCATCCCTGATCGCAGTACGCAGCTGAGCGAACGTTCGTGGTGGAAGACCTTCGATGGCTCGCAGGATATTCAACTCGCTCACCAACAGCTTGGCAAACGCTCGGAGAACTTCGCGGTCGTCGAACTCAGCTTGTCCACTCGCTGTTTTCAAGTCTGCTTCTTTCACTGCCCATGCTGCATCTCTCGCTACTTGATTCGCGGTATAATCTGCGAACGCCGTGTCGAGATCTGCCTGACTAACATCGGGCACTTCAAGTTCACCGGTATCTAACCTGAATTCAGTCGTTTTGTGGTACGGAACATTTTCCAGAGCCGAACCTGCCAAATCAGCAATAGCCGCGAAATTGTGAGCACTCGTTACAATAACTTTAGCCATCGTATTCCCTTATGAATTATCAACTATCATAAACTGCCACTCTTTATCTACATTACCTGCGCCCCCTGCAAAACCCATGTCAGGGTTGCCAAGTTGTACCGTAAACACGTTAGTTGCGCGAAATATTACGGTTGCTATAAGCTGATTGGCTTCATTAGCGATGGTTCCTATGGGTGTTAACATGATAATAAGGTCATTGACATCACTTAAACCAAGGTTATGCGTGACTGTGTAATCACCAAGACCAGTTCTAGCCACAGACCAACCTGCTGGTACAACTGCTCCAAATCCATTTGCTGGTATATATCCAGTAAAGATGACCGCTCCGCCACCAAGATCTGCCGTGGTCAGTACTCGTTCAAATCCTGCTCCGGTATTAAGATTGTTAATGCGAGCGCCACCTTGCGCGGGAGTTCGTGTTTGAAAAACTTCCACTCCTTCATCAAACAGTGCGACGTCATTGTCTGGATTACCTTGAAGAATTTGCTGTAACGTGCCTCCAACATCTTCAGCTTGAAGGTTTACGTTGCCGCCATGAATTTCATTTCTGATTATGAAAACATCATTGCCTAAATATCCTATTCGCCCACGATCCGAGAGGTCCTGATGATCAAACACTAATTGACGATCTTCGGTGTCGGTATTGCCATCACTTCTTACGGCAATCTTGCCGAGTGACTGTGCTTCAAAACGACAGACGCCTGCGGCGAATAACTCTGTGATCCCATCGGGATCACCTCTAACAAGTAGCGTGCTTACACCAACAGCATTTTCGGCAGCTATTGTGACAAAACCACCGTGTATGAGGTTCTCAAGGATAAGGTCAGTTGACGCAGTAGGTTGACCAAGTCCCCAGACGACCGTCTGATCTGCATGAGTTCCAACGAGTGCACGAATTTCAGCGTCTACATTTCCATCACTCCGTAACTCCATTACTCCGAGAAGCTCTGCACTTACGCGGACATTTGCTGCACTGTCGAATAGTTGCTGAGGTGTTGGGTTAATAAGGTCGCTAACAGCCACCTTCTTTGTGATGTCCGAGTCATCGAGATCTTGGAATGCGATGAAGTCACCCGCAGCCGGGACCTCTTCCGTGAGGGTAGTAAAGTCAAGGAAGACATCGTCGGGATTGACTCCAACACCTATCCCCGGCGCGACCTGAAACGTCACGTCTGCTTGGAGGAGACCACCACCAACCAGACCATCTCCTGCAATCATGTCTAATTCGTCGTGTGCAGCTTCCAGATTATTTCGTGCATCGGTAGGATTGTTTGCCCCGGTACCACCTTGTACGACCGAAAGCGGAAGCGAGATGGACGTGGCATTTACTGCATTGATCACATTGACAGCGTCACAGGAGAAAATTACAGTCTGACCCTGTTCCACCTCTGGGGGTGATACCTGTGCAGATGTCGAGACAGTTAACTGGAATGCACCTGTTGTCTGATTCTCCACCCAGTATTGCTGCGTGGTATTCGGCACGACGATGCGTCGGTTACCAGTAAGTGCACCTGTGAAGCGATACGAGATACGATCTGTATTTGCCCCAGAGAGGATAAAGTCACCCGACCCCGGAACAGGAAGTGAAACAAAATCAAACCCGATAGTCGAAGAAGTAGTGAGCCCGACGGTGAAAAAGTCCGTGCCATCCGTGAAGATGAACGTACTGCCATTAGGCTCAATAGTAATCTCTGAAGCACCATCAATCGTTCCTGACGGAGGAACGATGGTCAGTGTACCGGTGCCAGAGTTACGGATCATGAAGAACCAGTCGTCACCAACTGCTCCCGGATCAGGCAGATCAGCTTGTCCTGCGCCACCTACCCAGATTAAACACTTCGCTCGGTCGCCATCGACAACGGTAATCGGTGATAAAGCTTTGATGTCAGAATCGATCTTTTGATTCAGTGTGTTAGAAACAGCTTTGATACCTGCACCTGCCAGTGCAGCAGCTGACGCATTAGAAACGGTAGCGCCCATCTGGAAAGTTAACCATAAGCCAGCTTGTGTCGTGTTGTCGGTAAGAACAATGACCCATTGCTGACCGGGCATGATGGTCTGAATCGATCCCCCGGTGTTATCAACTACGTCGAAGTCATTGGAGCCCACGTTATTGATCGTGGTTTTATTGCCTGTACTCGTAACACTGGCAGACGGCATGCTGATATTAATCGAAGCAACAGTAGCGTCGATGTCCAAGAAGTCAGCAACAACATTCGTACCTTCAATCTGTTGCTCTCGCGGCCACTGCAGCGTGATGTCTACTGCAGTAGTAATTTTTAGATAACTAAGCTGCGACGGGAAGATTAGATCTCCGCCAAAGACGTCAGTGAATGCCATTAGACAGACTCCCTCGTAACGTTTCTATCAATAATGCGTTTCATGTCTTGCGCCTCAAGTATTGCAACGTCTTTCTCGTAAATTGCTTCCCATATGGGAATGCGTTCATCGTTCTTCAAAAAGGGAGTCGCCTGCAACAGTGCACCATGAAGCAAACTATTGGGGGCGAAGTCTGTCGTCCAATTCGTCTGGTTCGTGTCGTCCAGCAGTGCAGGCAACTCCCAGTAGTTAACTTCAAATGGATACGCAAAATTAGCTGACGGCGCAAACAACCAATTGAAGTAATCGTAATCAGCGTAGAACTTCGGTTGAGCAGTGACATCTTCATCTGGATGAAAAGTCCGACAGTATTCATAGGAACGTGCAAATATTTGCGTGCGTACCTGTTCTGTTCCTACACCGATGTTGATCGAGATCGTGTCGCGCCAGCGATCAGGCTTAGGTACCACAGACTGTCCGACACCCAACGTATCCGTAACGACCCGTACAAATCCCAGTATTTTCAACCGGTTCGCCAGCTCCCGTTCAGCCAGATTAATCAGGCTCGGGAGCTGTTCGAACACAGAGGGATCGACAGCCGTGCCTCGCTCCAGATACTTACGCATATCTTCAAGGAGCGAGTTGAATGTCATCGAGACAGCCATGGATTACTCCTCGACAGCCTCTAACAGTGCGATGATGTCAGCCTTTGTTGCGGAAGAAGGAACCGAGACCCCATCCTTTGCAGCCTGCTCTAACAGCTCAGCCTTGGTCAGGTCCTCAAGGAAGACTTGCTCCGTCTCCTCTTCTTCGGTAGCTGCCGCTGCCGCCTGAATGACATCATGCGCAGCGTCACTTCGACCACGGAGTGTGTTCCACTCTGCAGTAGTCGGTTGCCGTCCCTGCGCTGCCATTTCTTCCACGACCTTCGTGAACGCAACAAGCTCCTCGTGAGCCTCATCACCACGCGTCAACAGTTCGCCTAACAACGCAAGTAAATCGGAAGCTTCGTTCAGTTTTACACTGCTGCCTCCGCCAAGTGCCGGGTTGTTCAGAACCACGGACAGACCTTTTATCGCCACTAAGGCGAGTTCTATAATTCCCATTACTCAGCTCCTCTCACAGCGGTTATTAAGTTAGCGATCAGAGGTCTCACCCGTTCTACCCAATTATTTAGGCTGTCCATGGCTGATACAAATCGGCGCTCCGCTGTCTCGCCTGCTTCGTACTCTGATCTAATTACTATGAATTCGAGCGTCGCATCTAGCAGGGAATCTGCTACTGGTTTCGCTTGTGCATCTGCACGTGCAATAGCACGCACAGCACTGTCCGGGATCTGTCCGCTGGAGACCAGCTTCGCAGCTTGCTCCTCGATGATCACAAACGTGCCGTACGTTGCGAACGCTCTCTGTTCAGTCGTTTCTGCCTTCGAAATCGGATTCGCTCCTGCACATGCTTGCAGCAAGAGCACGATTGCGAGTAGATAGAACGTCTGAAACTGACGTACTCCTACGGTTACGTGGTTCATCCTACGGTACCTCCTCCATCACCCGATCCTGTGACCCTGTTTACCAAACGACGGGCGGAAATCGCTTGGAAGTCTTTACCGAATGTGATCAACCCACCGATGAACAGAATGGTCCACTGGAGACCGGAGATGTCACTCAACGAATCGACGTTGGCTCCGCTCAGCAGCGCCAATGCTGCTGTCGCCATGGCAATGAGGGTCGCGATAAACGCTCCAATGATTGTGTTCATTTTAATTCTCCTCCACTAACTCATAATTCTGCACGAACTCTTCTTCAGTTCCCGCCCCGTGGACGGTGTTGTAATACTTCTTCCAGTACGCGGCGTAACCTGCAATGTCACCGTGTTCTGGAAGAGGACTACTGATCCTTCTGTAGTGAATGCGACACATGATGGACGCAAATTTAAGGTCCCAAACCAACCGTGAAGGTTCAGGCACTCCTTGGAATCCACAGGCTTTTTGTATCTCTGTAATCAAGTCCACACGATGATTGAGATAGTTATCCCAGTAATCTTTATACGTCGCCGGTTCAATCTGAAACAACGACAACGCGGGACCACCTCCCAGCTGCTTAACGTACATGAGGTGCGACTCTTGAGCCGCAGTCCCCATGACAAGATCTTCGGCAGCAGCGGAATGAAGTCCGACCTCCTCCAGAGAAGGTCGAACGATCAATTTCCGTAGCTGCGTCGCGTCCATCAGCTCGTATCTGTGTTTGCCTGAAGTGCGGCCTTCGCTTCTTCGAGTGCATCCATTTGAATTTCTAAGTCTGCTAAATACGCTGCATCCTCAGCAGTCCAGTCATCATCCGGTGGATTATCCCGACGAAATCTCAACGCCGCCATGTCCTTTCTAGTTGCATTGATGTCCCGTTGAAGCAGTGCCACGAATGCATTGTTGATCGGAGCAACCTCAGTTGCGACGGTCTGCTTGATCGACTCCTGCATCTCTTCAGCCAGTGCATCCACAAGGATAGGTTGAAGGATGAACCAGAAGATGGGCACGAGACTCGCGTAAGTGACGAGCTGATTGACACCTATACGAATCCCTGCCTCTTTGACTTCAGCTTTGCTTGCCATTTTATCTCTCCGATACCTTTGCAGCCGGAGACTCCTCAGAATTTCCTGACGATTCCACGGCAGCTGCAACTGCTTTTGCCACCTCCTTATTTTCTGGCTCAGCAGGTTTTGGCGCATCTTTCAATTGCACCGGGACGTTAACTACCATCACCTCTTGATTGACGATAGCCGTCAACAGCTGCGCCAGTGTTTTTATCACTCCACTGACAGCCATCGGACCCGGAACATTCACAGCTCCGGGGGTGTTCAATAATGAGAGTCCCGCGTTAGCGGCCATTTGAACCTGCTGGGGGTTGAGATCTACTCTTGGTTGTTCCATTGTCTTCGCCCTATAAGTTATCTATCTTGTTGCGGATTGCCGAACGAGCTTGCGCTATCGTCCGGTCGGGTAAACCTTCTATTGTTCTGAGTATGTTCATCTCGTCGATCAGGAGTTCAACGACTGCCCTCCAGAGACGTTTGTTGTCATACAAATCCTTATCGAAATCTCTACCAACTGTATTTCTTGCTGCCTGAGTCGCGGCGTCGATGTTCGTCTGGTCGGCTACGTAATCAGCGAATGCCGTGTCGAGAGTCGCTTGATCTACACTCTCAACTTCTAATTCAGTGGTATCTGGATGCCAGACGTTGAGGAACGGCTCGGCTCCTGCTAACTCGGCAATCTTTATCCAATCGTGAGAAAGTGTTGCCACTACTTTGAATCCCATTACAGTAACCTCTTAACAGTGACAGTGACTTCGTCAGCGGAGAATGTTCCAGTTCCACCTATCTCGACTTTCATCATTTGCAGCGTCAGAAAATCGGATACTGCCAACACAACAATGAATGAACACTGCAAGCGACCAAAGACCTGATTACCAATAGTTGACGCATCCTCAAACGCACTCTGAGATGCAAGTGATCCGGGAAGATCAACTCCTGCGTCATTCAAGCGGACCCGACCGAAAGCTCTTATATTATCGTTACCTGCGGCAGCGGGACTGATGTCTGCACCGTAAGTAACTTCGTAGGTGCCTGCCACCAAAGCCTCGATGTTATCGGTGGTGCCGCTATGCTCGATGATCTGGTCATCAGTCTCTATGTCAGTCGTGTCCAACGTCACATCTGTAAATGCTGTAGTGATCGTGAAGGATGTCGTGCGTCGCGCCTGAACAGCGTCACTCGCAACACCGAGTTTGAAATCTATCCCAACATCGTTCGTGAACATCGGGATATTAGGTACGTCATCGCGAGTCCAGAACTGTCCTAGACCAGCGAAGTCAGCGTTGGCAGTCGTCTTCTCTGTGATGTAGATGCTCTCGTCGAATTTGTAGCCGACGCTCACACCAGTGAAGTTCAGGTCTGCGGTCAACGTGGAAACGATATTGCCGTCTGTACCATCGTGATCAATTACTACTGAATCAGTAGCAATTGCATCAAGAACGATGAGTCGATTGCCTCCAGCAACTGTGATGTCACCTGCGACTACGACGTTATTGTCGAATGAATACTGAGTAGCGACTCCAGTAAAGGACAATGATGTTGAACCAACCGAAGCAATCGTTCCTGCTGCTCCGTTATGACTGATAGATACAGAGTCTGCAAGAGTAGCATCGAGGACAGAGAAGACACCGGCAGCTGTGACTTGAACTTGCGTTTCTTCAATGAAATCCGCCCCGTCAAACCGAAGCATGGAATTCGTGACAGTTCCGGGGATAGCATTTCCAAAGAACGTAGCCATCTGGGTAGCTGTGATCTCGGACAGAGCACCACCGTCATTGACGATAAATGTATCCGCACCGATCAGTATGCCAGCAGCAGGTTGAGCCGTGATCGCGGTGACATCAAGGGCAAGTGCCGTGGCACCTGTGACTTGCCCAGTATGCGTTGCATTCGTGATTTTGAGGGTGTTAGCTGCGACATCCACTGCAATGTCGATGCCGTCAACAGTACCCGTGAGTGTGATGTTGCCCGTGATATCTAGATCAGACCCATCATAGGTGAGCCCGGTAGTTCCCTCGATAGTACCGTCTCCGGTCCATACTCCAACCTGATTATCAACAGGCGTGCCGACCTTGATTACATCACCACCTCCTGTAGCAGGAGCGTTCTTCAGCGTGTCCCAAACTGTAGAGCTTTGACCGAGGAATATTCCAATCTCTCCCGCCGCGATTGTTATCGCCGTGTCAACTCCTGCTCCAAAGTCGTCACCGACGTCTGGGAATAACTGAAGATCATTGGCTCCGTTGTTGATAACAATAAGACGAGAACCTTCAAGAACAGGGAAGGCAGTCAGCGCATCACCTGAATTGGCTACCGTCGCAATTTCGTTATACGAACTGAGTAGCGCAAGACCTCCAGCTTGGGTCTGCGTGACGCTTGCAACTAATCCAGTTGCGCTGGCATTGACTTGGGTTATTCCAGAACCTGATCTCGCGTACCGAACTGCTAGAACAGCTCCCGTGACGAGCGCGATAGTGTCGTCCACAGTCTCCATGACGCCAGTGTCACCATCACCGAACCCAAGATCTGGAGCAGAAACATTATTCTGAACGGCTCCGGGAGCAACAACGAATTGATCGGCTCCGGGAGAACCGACGACCTGAGCTATCAACGTCGAATTGGCTGACAATCCTAAAATGTCAGCACCGACACGGAACATACCGATGTCAGTGTCAGAAGCGAAACTGTACGATGGAGCAGCGGCAGAACCATCTGAAAGTAGTATCGGATCAGGAGTAGTTATATCAGATACTGTCAGGACTCGTTCCAATCCTGCACCTGTCAACGTATTGTTAACGAGCATTCCACCTGTTGCGGCAGTGATCGTTCTCGCCAATTCAACACCACCACCGATGAGGGATAGGTCATCGGCTGCATTCTGTCCGATACCTGTATCAGTGTCGTTTTGATTGGGGAGAAGGGATGGGACTATGCCACTCGGAGTTACGAACCGAAGTGCGGGTCCATCTGTAATGTTTGCATTGAAATCTGCTGTACTAAATCTCCATTGCGCTGCCCCACTGAGAATGGCGAAGATCTGATCACTGTCTGGAGACCTGAATCCTACTGTGCCTCCTCCAAATGCTAACGGTGGAGTAGCGTCGCTTGTATTGGTGAGACCGGGATCGACGATGACTTGGATCGCTCCAGCCGTTTCATCAATACGGATAGCTTCAACTCCACCCGCAATCAATGACATCTCATCGTTTCCAGACGAGCCGATACCAGTATTCGCATCTGATTGATCAGCTAGAACAGTGGGAACATCATTGTCCGCTGTGACGTTTAGAAGAGCTGGACCTTGACTGAACTCCGAGAAGAACCTCGCACTGGTGAAGTGCCACGCACGACTTCCACTGCCGATGAAGGTAAGTTGATTAGCCCCTGTCCACCTGAATCCTGTGTCAGGGTCTGCAAGAGAAGTAAGTTCAGGAACGGATGATGAACCTGATTGAGCTATCGCGAATTGATTATTGCCGACGCTTGTAGCTTGAGCTATTGACACTCCGCCTACGATGAGTGACAAGATGTCATTACCAGCGGAGCCCAAACCTGTATTTGGATCAGACCTTCTTGGAACAAATCCCGGAACCGTGGCACTTGCAGCGACGTTTATCATCGCAGGACCAGTTCCTACCTCAGCATTGTATGTATCCAACTCCCAGAAGAATCGGGCTGTACCTACCAGCGAAATTTGGATGTTGTCATCTAGAGGTTCGAAGAACCCTGAATCACCATCAGTAAACGCATATGATGGAGCAGCGGCAGAACCGGAAGGAGCTAGCAGCGGGAACGTAACTCCAGATGCATTGATCGTCAGCGTACCGTTCGGCCCAGTGTCAACGAAGGAGATGCCAGTCCCTTCAGTCAGCACTCGTTCGTTCGGCAGCTGCGCGTTCGCAGACACCGTGAGGAAGGATGCATCCAACCCCGTGGTACTTACGATCTCGTCTAACGAAATCTTTCGGCTGACATCTTGTCCCGCTTCAACTGTCTGCACCTCGAAGAAACTTTCATCTCCAACAGCGGGCAACGTAATAGGAGGCAGATCGGAGATTTTTATATTAGGCATCGAGATCTACCTCGTTCTCGTTCACAGTAGCGTCCTCAAGCACTCGCAGTCTTCCGTCTTCCGATTCACGTGGGCTCGCGCCAAAAGCGTCCCGAACACCAAACAAGGAAATCGGATTCGGATTCGGTCCTCCCGGCGTCAGATCTTCATCAGGTCGATAGAACGGTAACGTAATTCGATCTGCTTGCCTCGGAGCTAAACGATACGGATCGTAATCATCGAGATCGTCGATGCAAACTTTCAACCCCGGTGTGTTCGGATCAGAGTGCAACTCGTGCAGGAAAAACTTACAGCTACATCGAGCACAGATACCTATTCCGTAAGTCGTGTTCCCAGTTGGATCTAAAAAGATAGGCATGACTACCTCGTGTATGGCGATATGTTAGGACGCAAGTACACTTCAGACTCGTCGGTCTCTCCTGTCCATGCGTCGCTCAAATACTTTTGGGCGTCGAGGTCCAGTCGGGGAACAATTATCTCGTCCACCTCTCTCAATTCCCTGCCCAATTCTGCCGCCAAGTTACATACGATGGCAAGGTACCAGCGGTCAGGGACCTCCAGTTCATCCACCATCTCACCGACGTCTTGCAATTGTCTCTGCACGTAACCTGTCACCTGCTGAAACGTAAACTCAGCTCCGGGATTAGGCCACAACTCCAGCTCTGGGATCGTGCGTTGTCTGTCATACCAGAACTGTGTCGGTCTTCCCGTGCTGATCTTGTCAGGCAGGTTCACGTAATCGTTCCGATTGAGTTTGTACATTGGAATTTCGTTGGGCGTATGCTGAAACTCCAACTCAATTACATCAAGCACCGTAGTACCTGTTGCTCGCAGTCGGTACGAAATGAAATCTGTGACACCAGTCGCGAATGGTCCTTGGACGTCAACCCAGAGCCACTGATTTGCAACGACTGCTTGAGCTGTCCGCGTAAGAAGCGTCACTGTCTGCGACACAAAGTTGTCGTTCGATCCCTCGATCACGTAGTCCCACGTGTCGGTGACGTTCGGCAAGATGCCGAAAGTGGACACATAAGTAGCGCTCTCTATTAGCAGAGTGATCGATCCCGCAGCCGACACCTGCGTACACGCAGTAGTCAGATCCCTGTCGAATGCATTGTCAGCAACTCCTTCCGTGGCACTCGCCTGTCCACCAAGCACCTGCTGATTACGCAGGTTGATGGTGTACGTATCTTCGGTACCGATAGGAAGTGGAAGAGTTTGCTGCCGATGGTAGATCGGCTCAAGGAGAGGTACGAGGTTCCAGAGCTTGATACCTCTGTTAACCAGCGTCTGCGTGTACAACCACAGCAGATCGAGAGCAATCGTTATGTGTTCGCCCGTGATCTCTTGCTCAACCATCTTGCAGCGACGAAAAGCATGATCAATGATCTGCTGATTCGTAAAGATGGTCGAACCGACTGTCCCAGTTGTTGGCATTAGTAGCCGCCTCCTCTCACCCTGCTACGACCACCACGGGGTTTCGTCCCGTGACCTTTTGGTCTCGGGGACCTGATGTGACGATCCATTACCTTTTCCGCGACGCGACGGGCTACCTTTTCAACGGAGCCCCCTCGCGCCATTCCTATTTTTTTGCTTGCATATACCTCGCGTCTTCGTTGCCACTACCTCCCGGCTGTTTGTTGTAACCGGTGTACGGTTTTCGAGCGGCACCACCGTGTGCGTACTTCGCGAGTCCACCATGCGCCTTAACGTTTTTCGGCATGTTCTTACCGGAAGCTATACGCCGAGATGCAGCACGGTCGCCCTCCGACATGACGCCTCTCAATTTCTTCAGACCGCTAAGCACTTGCTTACCTAATACACCACGCACGCGATGCACACCTTTTTTCGGTCCTTTGATAACGCCACCTTTCCTATACCCAGCCTTCAGACGCTTGTTGCCACCAGCCTCGACTTCTGCTTGATTGCGACCTGTCTGTGCAGGCTGCACACCGTGGTCCATCGTGTCCTGCTTGCCACGTGTCGCTAGGAACTCGCTGGAGGTGTCTTTCACCTGACCACCGTAGGCATAACCCATCTTGCCGCCTTCGTGCTTGAGCTTGTCGTGCATCGACACCTTGCCACCATGCTTCTTAACGTTCTTCGGCAGGCTGCTGCCCTGTTTCCCCTTCGGACCAGACTTCAGTGTCGGATACTTGTCACCGGGCTTGCCGTAGTAGCCGCCCTCAGCGTACTTCATGACCTTGCCACCCTTCGCAGAGCGTGTCGTACCCACTGCACGCCGAGATGCACTCGGGTGTAATCCACCCTCCATGTAGCCGCCATGCTTGGCGTTAGCGGTACCGGTTTTCTTCACGTGTCCGCCGCGCATGTAGCCCTTCACCTTATTCACGCCAGCTGAGCCGGTGAAGCCTTGTTCCGCCGGGAACTTGAACTCTCCGTATGTCAGTCCTACGTTCTTACCCATGTTCTCTCTCCTGTTAAGCAGTAATCAATCCCAGTGAGACTAGCGCCGCGTGAATCGCTGCGGTACTCACTGCTACTCCAGTCTGTTGTGCGACGGGAGTAGCATTGTAGAAACCTATTTGACGAGCGGCTGCGACTGTCCTGATCGTTATGCAATTCAATGAGCCTGCGATGAGATCCAGTTGATCAGCAGCGCCGTGCCCGATACCTGTATTGTTGTCGCCGCGATTTGGTCCCATGATCGGAGACGTGCCAGAAGTGGCAGCGGCATTGAACATGAATGGACCAGCGGAATTTTCAGCCAAGAAGTTATTCGCTTGGAACTGCCACCTAGCTGCGTTCCCTACTGCTATTTTCAGGGTGTTGTCAGCGGACTCGAAGAATCCAGTGTTCCCGTCACCGAAAGCGAGCGATGGAGTTGTCGGAGCATTCTGTGTTGCACCCGGAGAGATGATGAACTGGTTCGCACCAGTCGCTTCAACTGCTCGTGCAAGCTCTACTCCACCACCAATGATCGAGACCTGATCTGCTGCGGCGAGGCCGATGCCTGTGTCGGTATCTGAACTACTTGGGAGTAATGTCGGATTAGTAGTAGATGCTACCTCGTTCGCTAGAGCACCACTCCCGGAGGTTACTCCTCTGTAGAAATTACTATTCCACTCAAATTTTTGTACTGCTCCAGTAGTGACCACTAATGTATTGTCAGAAGATTCAAAGAATCCAGTGTTGCCGTCACCGAATGCGAGTGTCGGAGCCGCCTGATTGTTGTCCAAGATTGTTGGAGACAGAATGAGCTGGTTCGCACCGGGAACTTCTACCGCTCGGGCGATCTCATCACCACCAGCGATCAGTGACAATATATCGGCTGCGTTCCAACCGATACCCGTATCCAGATCCGTCCTGTTTGGTACGACTGTCGGATTAGTAGCTGATGCCAGTTCATTAAGTATTGACGGTCCACCGGCATTAACTGCATGAAAGCCCAGCGCAAGCGTGCCATCAACTTCGAACTGATTGTTATTACCGATCTTGAGAAAAATATCTCCATCAGGACCAGCGCTAATACCTACGCCGGAAGCAATTGTGGCATCGCCACCTGCACCAGCGGTTGATACTCCGCCACCACCAACAACTTCTACATTGCCACCATCACCAGTTGCGCCGTTTCCTGACTGGCCTCCGATCAGATTGGTTTGCCCGCCATTGCCGGTTCCGGCTCCGAAACCACCTCTGATGACAACAGTGCCGCCAGCGAATCCAGTAGTACCAGCACCACCATTGATCAACGCAGATCCACCGCTACCGCTGACGGTCGCTATGCCGCCTCTCATAGAGGCATCACCCGGATTGTTATCGCTCTCGCCGCCAATGAGCCTCGCATCGCCACCTACGCCGGAGCCGCCGCCTTGCCCGCCGCCAAAGAGCGAAAGATTGCCGCCTGCCGACCCGCCTCCGGTGCCTGCGGCATATCCGCCCCAGAGTTCTAAGTTGCCTGCTTGTCCTTCACCAGTACGTCCGACACCGTACATTGCTACGAGACCGGGAAGAGGAACTTGCAACCCGGCGGCAGCATTGGCACCAGTTAAGGTGTTAAGGAAAAAGTTTCCGCTTGTGCCGGGACCGGGTGCTCCGCCTTCGCCGACTTCTATGAGTATGTCGCCGCCTGCGCCTGTTCCGATACCCGCACCTGATTTAATACTTAGGACACCACCAGCTCCATTCGTCGCTAATGATTCACCCGCTAAGATGTTCACAGCGCCAGCGTCACCTGTCGCGCCGACACCTGAATCACCTGAGGACAGGTCCAGATCACCACCTTCATCAGCAGGGTCAGTGCCAGCAGTAATACTCACCGACGTTAAAGTAGTATCCGCATTGACGATGTTGAAGCCATTCGTATCCAGATTGCCGCCAAGTTGGGGCGACGGGTCATCGACTACAGCGGCGATACCTCCTCCGCCAGCAACGCTTATTATCCACTGAGTCCATGTTGCATTCGCAACAGTCGCTATGAACGAGATAGATGCTCCCGACGCGAGTGAGACAGCTGTGTTCAGACCTTCACCGAGATCATCCCCGGTTGCCGGAAAGACATCAGCGGCATTCGCTCCATCGTTCTTGACGAAGATGACCGAATTGATAAGAAAGACCGGGGGAAGTTTTACCGAGTCACCAGTCGTAGCGACAGTCGTGATGACGTTGTTGGATTGGTTCAACTGCGTTGCACTTCCCTGTCCACCGGTAGCAAACGCTGTTATCGCTACTCCGGCATTAGGAGCTTGTATCACGCCGGAGTTCAGTTCTTTAAGAATAAGTCCCGGAACACCACCAGAAATCAACGCCATCGCGTCGGAACCAGCCGCTCCAAGACCTGTGTTCGCATCACCTCTTTCCACGCAGATACTTGGTACGGTCGAAGACCCAAACGTATTGAATAGGATCGGTCCATCACTGGCATCAGCAAAGAATGAGCCTTGGAGGAAATGCCATGATCGAACATTAGAATGGATGGCTATAATTTCATTGGAACCTGTCCATCTAAATCCGGTGTCAGGATCTCCAAGAGAAGTAAGATCAGGAACTGTTGAAGCACCTGATTGCTTTATTGCAAATTGATTTACACCAGTACCTTCCGTGAGGCGAGCCATTTCCTGTCCGCCAGCGGTGAGTGAAAGTTGATCTGCAGCATTCCAACCGATACCTGTATCTAGATCAGTGACATTCGGTATGAGAGAAGGATCAGTAGCTGTCGGAGTAGCAAATTCTATGCCGCCGCCACTACCAGCAGAGTTGATTCGATCTGCTTGGAAAGACCATTTCTGGACTCCCGCGATAGATACTGAAATTACGTTTGCCACAGGACCGTACAGTCCTGTGTTAGTTGCACCTATCTGGAATGTCGGCGTTGCCGCTTCATTGACCTGAGGTATCCGTAGGTGACCGTCCCATGTGAAATTCGCATCACCTTCAATCGTACCGTCGCCAGTCCAGACACCAATTTGATTATCTACAGGAGTGCCGACTTTCGTGACGTCACCTCCACCCGGAAGTAGAGTAATAAGTTGAGTGACAGTTAATTTCTTGTCCCGTGAGTCTCCGCTCTGACGAACTCCAAACAAATCCGTGAGCGCAGGGACTGATACGGCAACAAGATTGGGGATGGTTGAGTTAGCCATGAGCTAGTCCTCGATGAGTCGATTGTCTGAGGTGGCGTCGTCGATGAGTAAAGCATCGCCGCCATCGTCGATGAGAAGGATATCTCCGGTAACACCAGCCGGAGGACCGGTGACTCTGTCACTGGTCACAAGGAGGGAAGTGACCGACGATGCGGTCACTCCGCTTCCAGTTGAGCCGCCCACTAGGTGAGACCGGCTTGGATTATCCTCAGGACCGCTTCTCCGTCACCAGAGTTAGTTAGCAGTCTACAGGCGCTGACAGGGGAGATGAACGTTGCATCTGCGTCAGCTGTGATTCCAGTCAGATCAGGATGAGCGATCCAACTGTGGGGTCCGGGAAAGTCTCCGAACACGTCGTCGAAAGTAAATTCGACAGTGACGTCCACCGTTCCCGTTATGACGATACCAAGGCTCACGTTGAACGGAGTCTGATACTGATCAAGTGGAACAGTCTGTGAAGCTCCGACACCATCCGTCCCAATCTCAACGTCCGTGGCGAACGACGCGTCTGCAGCGATCTGCGTTACGGTGCTGAAGCTAAGCTCCGTCGGTATAGTGGTCGCATTGGGACCAGCAAGTGTCTCACTGATTATCGCGCCGGAATCATCCGTACCCGTGATAGTGAAGTTCGTCGCACTGATGTTGCCAGCAGACTCTAATATCACTCGTCTCTGTGATCCAAGCTGGGCGACACCGTCAACGACAAGTGTTCCGTCGAGGGTTAAATCTCCCGCTGCCCCCAGCTGTTGATCTTGAGCGACACTAAAAGCACCACCAGCAGCAAGCTGCCGCGTTTGTACAATGGGTCTCATGACGTCTCTCCTTTAAGATTCGCGAGAACCACCGAAGAGAACGTAGTCAACATCCAACGTCTTCGCTGCGCCATCGGCACCATCGGAGAAGAGGAACATCGGGAGCAGACCTACTGCGGGCAAGTTCGCACCCGGAATGACTGTTCCGCCACCACCGACAACTCCGTCTGGTCCTGTGAACTGACCAGAAATCTTGTCAATGCCGTCCCAGTATATCGACGCTTCGTACCACGTATCAGCCTCAAGAGTTCCCAGCGCGGTGAGTGATTGTGCAGCACCGTTGTTCTCGGAAATGAGATTGAGAGCGGCACTGACATCGTCACTGCGTAGGTAAACACCGTCAGCCGGAGATACCGTGGCAGCATCTGGAATGAACCCGAAGATGAGAATGGTATTGAACGGATCATCGATACGGAAACGAATCCCGTACCATATTTCTTGACCAACTGCGATCTCGACATTGTCGGACACCAGTCCATCACCCGTTGCTTCGAGTTTTTGTCCGTCAGTCGCTGCACCCGCAGACACGGCACGAATCACGCCGCTAGAACTCAGCGGAAATGTTTGAACCACTCCAGCACCGATTACCGTGGCAGTCCAAAGTATATCTCTCAGCGTCAGTGCGTCGAAGTCGTCCATGGACAATGATGCCGCGTTAGGAAGAGGCAGAGGAACAGCATTCAGCACACTGTTGTCTTTCGCGGTTCCTACTCCATTTGGAAATTGTGTTACTTCAATATTCAAAGGCATGTCTAACTCCTAAATTAAGCTAGGAAAAGTGGAGCCCAATTTTCCGGGCTCCACCATGACGTGATGAAGAACCCTCGTTCAGAGTCCCGGAGTACCGAACACAGCTCGCGGATCAGTCCAGTCGGGGATGTAACGTTCCGTGGACTTGTACCGCATCGAGTCGGTCTCGAAGTCGCCTTCCATCGACTTTTCAAGCCCGCGACGCATCATCATCTGCAGACCACGTGGAGCGTCCGTCTGGACCCACCATGCAGTTGTCGAAGTGATACGCGACAGGTTTGCCTGACCCTGAGACAGAAGCCCCATGGACAGGATCGGGTTGATGTCATTGTTAGCCGTACCTGCACGCAGGACAGATTTCAAGAGGACCTCAGCTTGGAAGACCTGACTCGGACCCGTAACGATCTTGAGCGGCGTCAACCGGATTCGCTTGCCGTTATTGTCCACAGCATTGCGAATCTGAATGAGCTGTTGCTCAAGTGACGTTTGCGACAGAGCCGCAGCAGTCGTTAACAGATTCGAGAACACACCACCCGCTGAGCCTCCCG